CTTCAACCATGTTCTGATGATCATTGGCAGAATCAACGGTCTGCTGGGCTGGGCTGATGCCTTCGTCGTTGTGGTTGATGTATCGGCCAGCAGTCGCTTTGACTTCCTCAACCCATTGCTCATCCCACTCATCGGTCTGCGCCCTATCTTCCAGCTCTGCTACAGTAAATGAATCCCGCCTGAAGACTACCCGCGCTCGGTGGATTTCTCTGGTCTCAGGCGGGAATAGGAGCTCGTAAAACGGCTTTAGGGTTACGATTTCCGGGTGGTCACAGACTATTTCCGGCATTTCAATTACAGTCTTCCCGTTAGTGCGAAGCTCCTTAAATTTCTTCCTAACCTCGGATACTTTGAACTGAGGGTTTGAGGTGGCAAAGATGTCTGCCAGCATGTCAGAGTTCTGATCAAAAGCAGCCACCATCTCTGCTGGATCCTCTACCCCCATCGACTTTGCCATTGATTCGATGGTCAGCTCCCGAGGGCTCATCTGCTGGGAACGCTTCCAGAGGGTGTGAACACCTGCCCATCCGTAGTGGGCTGCATACTGCTGAGCCAGCTCCAGCTCATCATCCCAGCTAGGGTTTAGCAGGGTGCTAACCAGCCAATTCATATACAGCTGGACAGCAGAGGCATTCTCTACGTCCTGGTATTCAGCCGGATTGACGTTCAGGGCACAGCGGTTGTCTGCCCCAGCCAGCAATGCCACGTAATGGTTGATGTAATTATCAACCAGGTGGATGCGGCTGTCGGAAGCACCTTCCCACGGGAAAACCTGCCTGCCGTAGTTTACGGCGTGCTTTCTACCGTCGGCTGCTTGGCCTTGCCAATAGGCGTAGCGGCTTTCGTCAGCCTCTCGGATGCGGTTGGTAACCCTGCGGTCCGAAAATGATCTGGTAAAATCTGTTACCAGCTCGGAGACGTTAGGGGCTGTTGATTCTAAGAGTTTATCTTCTGTCACAGGGCCTAGTAGTGGCCCCCGCCTTGGTCGTAGGATGTCCCTGGAGAGACGTGGAATGGATCCATGGTGATTAAGTAACGTAATGCATCGGCAGGGTCTTTACAAGCTCCCTTGTCCTTGTCTTCACCTGTCCACTCTCGCAGTGAGTAGATCAGATTGCCGCATTCTTCGCTGATGTAGAGCTTCGGCTCGTTTAGAACCGTTATCGGCTCTTCCATATTGTAAGACAACAGGTTGTTGATTGCCTGTACGCCTTCGTCGATTTCGGTGTGAGCTGCCGGAATAAAAACCATCCCCGGCTCGCTGAGGTTGTCTTCGGCATCTACCACGTCTTTGGCTAGGTGATCGATCAGGCTGTAGTTGCCTTCCTTGGCCGATAAGATTGGCGCTTTGCCTGCCCTCGGGTCGATGTAACGCACTAAAGGCTCCCGCTCACCCCTCTCCAGCTCGCGGATTAGCTTTCTGTATTGAGCTAGGTTGCGCCCGCAGTCTGCCTTTTGAGCTGACCCCGGTGAACCATCGGCTTTGCTGCTAGGAACCGCCCATTCGCCGTATCGGGCCAAGTTCGGCCATTCTCGGTAGACGAACATTCGGCCCAGGTTGTCCACCCGCAGCCAAACCATAAACCAGTTGCGATCTCCACCGGTCGGATCAACGCACATATAGTTGGTGCCCTCGGATGGGATCTGCTCAGGCTTAACAATGTGAGCATCCCCGAAGCGTGGGAACTTGCCGACAATCGGGTTCCTGACGTAGCCGTAGGCCCGGATTTCCTTCTCAGTAGATGTCTTGCCAGACAGGGCCGACTTTTTGAAGTGATCCCAACTGATGTAAGGGTTGTGCTCTGAGAAAAACCAAATGATTGCATCACCTGACCGAGTGCGACCAATGAATGGCATCCTGCCTTCCGGCATCACCCGCTTGTCGCAGGGAAGCCACTTAGTGACCACATGGCCTGCCATGGCGTGCTTAACCGTTGGGGAGTATCCTTCGATGGGGGTAAATGAGTTCACCATCTTTCCTCTACGGTCGATCAGACGGTATTTCATTGTTTCCACCCAGGTCTGCGGAACCAGCTCATCTGCCCAGAAAAGATCCAGGTTAGCACCTTCCAGCGTCTTTACATCCTGTGTGTAATTTTTGAAGCGGCAGGAGGAGCCGTTAGGGCCGATGAAGGAACCATTTGAAAAGCCGTTCTTCGGGGTGAAGGCGATATTGTTAACCTGACGCACACCCCTTCTCTGCCTTGCCCATTCCTTCGGGATGTAGCGGTGGATGGCGTGTTGCTGCACCTGAATACTGCTCTCACCAGACAAGCCACCAACCCAAGCGGCGTAACCAGGAGTAGCAGCCATCTTTTGGACGAGGCGCTTGGCCATGTACTCAGTTTTTCCTGAGTTGTGATGGACCGCCCCACAAGCCCAGTAATTGTCATAGAATGGCACCCTGAAATCCCACACAGGGCCAGCTCCAGCCGGCCTAATGTTTGTCACAATATCATATCCTAATGGATTCCAAAGCTGGTCACCGCAACGTAATTCAGAAACAGCAATATATCTGCCCGTTCGGCGCATAACCCTGTGATGCTCTGTGGCCTTAAACGATCTGCCCCCTAAAAGGAACACCTCCAAAAACAAGCCCTCACCTTTTACAAAAGGCTCCAACGCATCAGCAGTAACAAGCTCTGAATCCTTACCTTTGGCTAAAACTTTGTGCGTTCCTTTAATCTTTGAAACTGCAACCTCTTCACCCGTTAAAGGATTATAGATAGGCGTACCCCCTTCAATGCACCTGTTTCCACCGAATAGGTAGATCGTAGTGATATCAGGATCCTCAAACAGCTCATCCATTGCCTTCCAATGCTGGAAGTGGCCGCCTGAGTTGTGCCAATCCATCCCGTGGTTAAACGGATCGGTCTTTTCGGCCTTAATGAGGGCTTCCCGGCGCTTCCACAAGTCAAAAGCCTTCTCTACGCCGAGAGCTTCTACCTGCTCAGCGGTAGGCAGCTTAAGGATGGGGTGTTTAGTCCACTGAATTGCCACTAATACTTAAACCGGTTTCTGGGCAGCCCTTTGACGAACAGCCAATCACCCTCCCTTGTCACAGCCACCTCCATCCCCATAGCGAAGGCTCGGGCATCCTTACAACGAGCATTGCCTAGCTCCGTCAAAATGATGCGATTGTTCGGGTAGAACCCCCTAATTTTCGCCTGCAAAGGGTAAGCCTCTTTCGGCAAATCTTTGATATCTTCAACAATTAAGGGGGCAGGTCTCGGGTGCCCCTCCTTTAAGAACTCATCGCCCTCAGGGAATTCTCGCCACTTAACGGCAACCCTATGCTGCCAAAGCTTGCGGGAGGCTTCCCTTATAACCTCTTTGTATGCGAAATTCTGTTTCGGAGTTAGAGCTGAGTAGAGAATTACCGTCCTCCTGTTCACTCTCTCTGGCTTGCACTTAAGGAGGTTGTTATGACAAGTTGCATCTGTTTCCCGGATAACTGACAGCAGCTCTTCCCAATTCCTCACTGTGGCTTCTTCGTTGTGACTACTCATTTTCCCTAGATGTTAATGCAGACCAATTGTTTTTATACTCGGCATACTTCCCGATGCTTTTGCCTGCGCTGAAATGCACCCGGTCGCTTTTAACGCTACAAAACGGTATAATGAACCACGTTTCCCACCCGTGGACATAGGCGGCAAAGAAGTCCACCTCCAAAGCTGAGTAAGCTGTTCGGCCTGAATCATTATTCTGACGTTTAGTAGTAAAAATCCGATAACGAGGAGAACGAGACCCTTTCATCAGATCATTTGTTGCCTTCACCTGAACCCTTAACAGATCCCGACCATTGTCCACCACCCAATCATAGGGAGATGCTGGCGCAATCGGCGAGCTCACCAGCATCCCCCTTCTAATTACTTCCGCAGCGAACAACTGCTCCGCATAGTCGCCCAGCTCAATTGGTGACATCAGTGGTGACTATACACCTAATTGAAACAAAAAGCGAACTAAACCTTTATGCCGTAGCTTTCCGTTAGGTTCTCTTTTGCCCATTCCCAGCTTAACTTCAGCAACCCTCTGTCACCCCAGGCAGTTCCCCAGCTGTTCATCAGCAA